TCACTGGTTTCTTGACGGTCACTGTCAATACCATTATTGATTGCTATAAATCGAACTTCCTTTTCTCTAAACAGAATATCAGTGAAAAAACCTACTTGCAGATGATCTCTGCCGATTCTGGACATATCCTTGCAGATACAGGCAGTGATTTCTCCGTTTTTAACGCCTTCAACAAGTTTATTCCATGAAGGTCTGTCAAAAGTCGCTCCACTCCAACCATCATCGGTAAAATGAACAAGATTCGTAAAGCCATGTTTTATAGCATAATCTTCAAGCATTTGCTTTTGATGAACGATACTATTACTCTCGCCAGCATTATCGTCATCACGAGACAGTCTTTCATACAGAGCAGTAATGCCATTGCTTCTATCTTTTTTTCTTCTCATGCTGAACTCCTTTCTTCAATTCCTATCCACTCCTTACGCTCACAAAATATCACATCCGTGTGGGGCTTTGGGGGCTGTGTGTCATGGGCAGTTACCGTTGCGGGAATATTGGAAAAGGTCTGCCCCTCGGTAAAGTCCGGCACATTGGGAAAAGTGTCGTTCTCATGGTCGGGTTTTGCTTTCAGCGTCAGACGGTAGCAGCGTTCCAAGTCTTTCCACCCGGAACAAAGCACCGTCTTTCCCTTTGCCGTAAAGTCATTGTCCGCACATGAAAATACCGCCGTTACCGCTTCATAAATGTGCGGCTCGGCGGCAGCGAACAACAGACGCACTCCGGCAAGGATAAGGATATTTCGCTCACTTTCGGGAAGTGCGGAAAGTTCTGCCTTTGCAAGCTCCTGTGTCGGGATAATGGCGTGGTGATCTGATACCTTTTTGCTGTCAAGGGTGCGGGACACGTCCGGGGAAAAGGTCACGTCCTGCATAAAGGGCAGCTTCTTACAAAGCAGCTCGCTGATCTGCGCAGCGGTGCCGCCCATGTCGTCGGTCAGATAGCTGCTGTCCGTTCTCGGATAGGTCAAAAGACGCTTTTCATAAAGGCTCTGTGCAAGGTCAAGGGTCTGTTTTGCCGTGTAACCGAAAATGCGGTTGGCTTCCCGCTGTAAGCCCGTAAGGTCAAAGAGCTTCGGCGGCGATACCGTCTTTTTCTCACGGGTCACGGATTTGCAGATTACCGGTCCCGTATTACAGGCAGCTTTCAGATTTTCCGCTGCGGCATGGTCAGAAAATTTTTCACTTACCGCTTCCGTGCCGGGAAGTGCAAGGCGTACATGGTAGTATTTTTCTTTCTTGAATGTGGTGATTGCCGCGTCCCGGTCGGTCAGCATTTTAAGGGTCGGGGTCTGTACACGTCCCACATTCAAGGTCTTGTGATACAGACAGGAAAACAGGCGGGTCGCATTGATACCGATGATCCAGTCGGCTTTTGCCCTGCATAGTGCGGACGCATAAAGCGGGTCATAGTCCCGTCCGTCTTTGAGATTATCAAAGCCGCTTCGGATTGCGTTATCCTCCATTGAGGAAATCCAAAGGCGGCGCATGGGTTTGTTGCACCCGGCAACTTCATAGACAAAACGGAAAATGAGTTCTCCCTCGCGTCCTGCGTCGCAGGCGTTGATAACCTCCGTCACGTCAGCACGGTGCATAAGCTCCTTTAGGATTTTGAATTGCTTTCCCTTATCGGCTGCAACGGTGTACTGCCATTCATGGGGCAGGATGGGCAGGCTGTCATAGTTCCATTTCTGATACTGTTCCCCATAGGCGGCAGCTTCGGAAAGCTGCACCAAATGTCCGACGCACCATGAAATAAGATACTTGTCGCCCTCCATATATCCGTCTTTTTTCTCTTTTACGCCAAGCGCGGCGGCGATACTCTGCGCCACACTCGGCTTTTCTGCAATGACTAACTGCATGATACATTCCTCCTTTCAGCGTTCCGGCTCGGTGTTCTTTTTCTCCTGTACCCGTTTCAGACAGTAGCCCACACAAGGGGACTGCCCATTGTACGGACAGGAAACGCAAGCCGGGTATTTTGGAACAGGCGGCGCATTGTCGCGCCACCTGGTGGGTCTTTGTGTCATCATCTTTTCAAAAGGACTGTCGGTAAACCATGTCATGCTTCCTCGTCCTCCGTTTCTTCGCCGCCCGTGTCGTCGGCTTCCGGCTCGTACTCGTCGTATTCGTCAAAATCAAAATCGTCAAGGTCGGTGCTGCCTTTCACGTCCTGTTTCGGCTTGAAAATCTTAAAGTAGTAGAGTGCGCCGCCACCGCCAAGAAGTGCCACGATAAGGAACACAATCAAGCCGCCCATACCGTTATCTTCTTCCTGCGGCTCGTCGGGCTGCTCCGGCTCGGTTGCTGCTGTCACACCCGTACACGCCGCCATATTGACAGAGCATACCGGGCAGGCGGTGTTGATTGCCCCGGTCACGCATTTGTCGGTACAGGTGCAGACTGCGGGGGTAGTGGTTTCTTCCTCCCCGATAATCGCCATCAGGTCGGCTTCGTCCACTTGATTAAGGAAATGGACGGTGTTTTCGCCCTCGGCGGCATTGTCAATGATGATGTAAAAATAGTTGCCGCCTTTGCTCTGCACCACGATAAATTGCTTATCCTCGGACGCTTCGCCGGAAATGTCGTCCACAAGGCTCATATTGCCATCCGGGGTAAGGGGCTGTGGCTCGGTTTCCGTGATAACGCCGCTGTCGTCGGTGGGAATGTCATTTCCCTGTGCGTAGGCGGTCATGGAAAAGCCGCCCATGCAGACAAGGGCGGCAAAGAGTACAAGAAAGCTGCGGAACAGTCGTTTATTCTTCATGGGCGTTGTCCTCCTGCTCGTAAGTTTCAGCGGGTACAGCGTTCATGCCGGGAATACCGCCGCCGGAAAGCATAGCGGTCAGCTCCGCAGGGGTCAGACGCATCGCACGCACAAGCTGTACGATCTGCAGGTTTTCAAGCTCGGTTTTCTGTGCAAGCAGGTCTTTCAAACGGTTCTGCTGCTCGGTAATGCGTTCGCGGGTCTTTTCGATCTCCGCATTGATACGGTCAAGTTTGTTGTTTGCCATAAGTTCAGTTCTCCTTTCAAAATTCGGTTAATTCCAGTTCATCAGCCCGTACCCTTTGATACAGGCATAGTCTAAGGGGTAGCTTTTGATTTTACAGGCATTGCCGGAATTGCCCTCCACGGTATAGACACGGCTTCCGTCCGTGCCTATTACAATTCCTACATGGTCTGCGCTTCCGTCTAAATCCCAATCGAAAAAGATAGCGTCACCGGGGGCGATATTCTCATAGCCCCGTGCGCCCCATTGTCCATGAGAGGTAAACCACGGTACGCCCTGCGACTGGCAGGCGGCAAAGCGCGGCTCGGATAACCCCGCCTGTCCGTAACACCAAGAAACAAAGCAGGCGCACCATGCCACACGGCTGTCAAAGCCGTACCAGCTCCAATAAGGCGCACCGCCCACATTTCCCACCTGTGCCTTTGCAAGCTCTACAAGCTGCGGATTGCCGGGACGTGTGCCGTTTACAAACTGTACGCCGCTTAAATCCTCCGACGCGGACGTATCAGCAGAACCGCCGCCGAAAAGCAGGGGCTTATTGCCGCTTGTTTCCAAGTACACCCGGAACATGGCAAGCTGTTCTTCGTTTAATACTTCCGGAGCAATGGTGGCTATATCACGGTTGGTTAAGGTCACGTTGAGAATGTAATACTCATACGGCACTTCCACGGTGTAGGTGTCCTTATGGGTATTTCCGTCCTCGTCCGTCCAAGTGTCGGTACGGGTTTCGGTGCGGTAGCGTATCTCCACTTCCTCGGTCACGGTCAGTTTGTATTGCAGATTGAAAATGCGGTCTAATTCTGCCTGTGCGCTCTGCGGGGTGTAGCTCTGTAAAAGTGCGGTCAGATAGGACGCTAAAGCGTGGGGGTTATGCCCGATATTATCAAGGTCATAGCGGTATTCGTCATAGCCCGGATAATCACGCTCGATATTGTCAATCCGCTGTTGCAGTTCCGTTTCCATAGCCGCATAGTTGTTTTCGACTGCCACAAGGTCGCTGTCCTCGGACGTGTAGGAAGTTCCGATCACGCCGTTTAACAGCCCGGAAAACATAGCACCGCATGAGGAAAGCCCCGCCGATACCATGATGAAAAGAAGCAGCGCGGCAATGATGAGCAAGATACCTTTCCAATGCCTTGCCGCAAATTCAGCGGTCTTTTGGGTGGTTTCCGCGGCTTTCTTTGCTGCCTTGCGGGTGTTCTCTGCGGCGGTCTTGATACTGCCTGTCCGTGCCGCCTTTGCATACTGCTTTTTGATCTGCTGTTTCTGCCAGTAGCGGGAAAGCGGATTAGACGCGGCAATCTGCGGGTTATCATGCAGGAGTTTTTGATACTGAAATTCCACATTTGCCCGTGCTGCCGCTTTTTCAGCCTTTGCCGCCGCCCGGTAGGGTTTCAGCTTGTGGCGGTGGTAGCCCTCCCGGATTTTCCTTGCCCCGTACCTTGCGCCGCCCTCGGTCAATTCCTCGGTCTTGTGTGCGCCCTCCACGCCGGAGTTGTCTTTTTCCACTTCATGTATCTTGTTGTGGACGAATACACCCGCTTCCTGCACCGGACGGGACAGCGGATTTTTTCGGTGCTTCAAGTCCGGCATGGGCTTTTCCCGTTCTTCAAAGTGCAATCGGGTCTTGCCTTTTCCTGTGGCTTCTTCAAAGGTGCGGCTTCGCACAAGCACTTTTTCCTTTGGGATTGCCGCCCTTGCCGCGTCCAAACGGTCAGCGGCTTTGTCGGAGTTCTTGATATACTTTTCAAGCTCCGGGGTGGAAAGTTCCTCGTCGGTAAATTGCAATCTTGAAGATCTGCCGCTTGTGGTGGCTTCCTCCTGTGCTTTGCGTACTGCCTTTTTGGACGCTTGCCGGGTCTGTGCTGCACCGATATGCTCCATGACACGCTCTGCCGTTACGGTATCATGCTTTGGGGCGATACCCGGTGTTGGGGGAAGTGGTGCGGTTTCCGACGTTTGGTTATGAAGCTGCTGCGCCATATCCTGCGGCTGTTCCGGCTGCTTTGTGTAGTCCGTTTCCTGTTCCCGGCGGCTGATACGCTCGGCGGTTTCTTTGGTTTCGTTTACCTCGATAAGCCCGTCACGGCTCATTTTCTGTGTTACCTTGTCACGGGGCTTCAAGGGGTCTTTCATGGTCTGTCACCTCCAATCGGTCAAATTTCTGCGGGTTATAACGGCACACGTCCCGGTCAAACCGGGGCGGTGCTATGGTCTGATACTGCCTGTCCCCGGTGCGCACACGGAAAAATAAATCCCGGTCTTTGGGGTAGGAAAGGCTCTGATACTGCGGGTACTGTCGCAAGATGTTTTCTGCCTTTTTGTTCAGCGGATAAATATAGCGGAACATTCGCCCGTCGATTTTCTCAATGCCTTTCATGGTGCAAAAGTTATGTGTCAGCCAATGCCGCGCTTTCTTTCCGTCAAGCTCTGCATTTTCTTTTAAGAGAAGTCCTGCGCTGCGGGGGTGTATCTTTTCCCCGGTTTCCGCGTCCCGGTACACGCTCGTTAGAAAATGCCCCATGTAGCGGAAATTTGCGGCTTGATACACATAGCCGCATTTTCCCATGATACCGTCCGCAAGGGTGTAAAGGAAAAGGCAGTCCGTTTCCTGCCGCACCCACTTAATGAGTGCAGACAGGGCAAGACTGCCAAAATGCCCGTTGCCGTTCTCGGACGGGAGAAAGCACATTTTTCCGATTTCCAAGTAATCCTTTGTCTGTAAGGCATGGTCGGGAAAAAGTTTTCGTATGGTCTGTAACGGCTGCGTTCCCCACCCAAGCGTTACCACGCCGCAAAGTGTTTTGTCCCGGTAAAGTCCCAAATAGTATTTATTCAGCCGGGGCAGCACCTTTGAATAGTGGTATGCCCGGATAAAGGACGTTGCCGCTTCCGGGGAAAGCTCTCGGACAAAGAGAGATTGTCTTGTTTCGATTGTTTCCTCACCTCCAATCGGTCAAAATTCTTCGGTCAGAACACGCACCAGTCTTTACAGTTTCCAAGCTCTATGTCTGCAATGAAACGCAAGATAGGATAAACCTGTGGGGGAACAACGGCATTCCCCAATGTTTTCAGCCGCTTTATACGGTCTTTCTTGTCCTCTGCCAAGCGGGGAATGTCAAGCGGTTCTATTGTCCACAGGTAACGTCCGTCCATTTCGGCGGGAACCCCATGAGCCATTCCACCCATTCGGGATTGAACCGCAAGTTTTCCTCCGCGTTCGGGGATAGGTGGTAGACTGTTTCCGAAAGGGACGCCGCCCAGTAATTCCCATTGTTGTTCATTCTGCGGAACGCTCCGTTTGGAGAGATCGTTACCCTTGATACACGGGGTTTTGTCCCGGTGTCGGAAGCAAGGGGTGTGGGAAACATCAGCCCCGACGATAAAAGTTCGTTTGCGCTCATGCCATGCACCGACGGCACAAGCAGGAAGCACGAATGTCCAAACTGCATATCCCGCACTTTCCAAGTCAAAGAGCGTCTTGTGCAGTCCCATGTTGACGAAGTTAGCAACATTTTCGCCAAGCACCCAACAGGGGCGCAGTTCTTTAATGACGCGGCACATCTCCGGCCAGAGGTAACGGGTGTCCTCAAATCCCCGTCGCGGTCCGACAGAGGAAAAGGGCTGGCATGGGAAGCCGCCGGATAAGAGTGTGATTTCTTTTTGTCCTGTCTTTTCAATAAAAGCCTCCTTTGTTACGGTCGTTATGTCCCGGAAGCGCGGCACAAGCGGCCAGTGCTTTTCAAGGACAGCGGTTGGATAGTCCGCCCATTCGCACTGGCATACGGTGGTAAACCCTGCGGCTTCTGCTGCAAGGTCAATGCCGCCAATACCCGTAAACAGACTGAAATGCGTTAAGGGTTTCATGCGCCTGCCACCTCCTCCGGTTTGGTTGTCATTACACGGTAAAGCTCGGTATCTTTCGGGAAACGGTCAATGAATGGCAGCACCACATTTCCGTAAAAGATAAGTCCCTCGCCCGCTTCGGAGTGGGTCACATACTTCATCTGCTGTGGGGAGATATTGAGCTGCTTTGCAAGGATAGCCCGGTCGCCCGCCGCCTGATTGAGCATGAGGACAAAATCGGAGTTTTCAAAGATGTTCTCTACCTCGCGGCTTGATAACAGGTCTTTGACGTTCTGCGTAATGGCGGTCGGTATGCCGCCCCATTTACGAAAACGCTTCCAAATTTCCACGGAATAGGCTGCGGTCTGTTCCTCTTTGAGCAGCAAGTGAAATTCGTCCATGTAGTATCGGGTGGATTTCTTTTCGGCACGGTTTACGGTCACTCTGTTCCACACCTGATCCTGCACAATGAGCATACCTAACTTTTTGAGCTGCTTTCCAAGCTGCTTAATGTCAAAGCAGACAAGGCGGTTTGTCAGCTCCACGTTGGTACGGTGGTTAAAGACGTTGAGAGAGCCGGAAACATACAATTCCAACGCTGCCGCAATGCGGGCGGCTTCGGGTTCGGGCTGTTTCAAAAGCTCGTCGTAAAGGTCGCCCAAGATAGGCATTTTCGCCGGGTCGGGGTCAGCAAGGAACGGTCGGTAAACATTTCTCACAGCGCGGTCAATGACGGTCTTTTCCACGGGCTGCAAGCCCTCCTTGCCACCAATGACAAGCTCGCACAAGGACAGGATAAAATCGGATTTCAGCGCAAGCGGGTTGTCGTCCTCGGAGTAGTTGAGGTTAATATCCATAGGATTTACATACTGCGGCTTTCCGTCAATGCCCCTGCCGGTCGGGGACAGTCGGATAACCTGTCCGTTCAACCGCTGCACAAGGGAAAAATACTCGGCTTCCGGGTCGCAGATGATAATGTCGTCGTCGGTAATGAGAAAGGCGTTTGCCATTTCACGTTTCGCCGCAAAGGATTTACCGCTGCCCGGTGTTCCTAAGATAAGCCCGTTTGGATTTTTGAGCTGCTTTCGGTCGCAGAGTATCATGTTGTTAGACAGGGCATTTAAGCCGTAGTACAACGCTGCACCTGTCTGAAAAAGCTCCTGCGTGATAAAGGGAATAAAAATAGCGGTGCTTGATGTGGTCAGTCCCCGCTGAATGGGGATAAGGTTTTCCCCAAGCGGAATACTGCTCATAAAGCCCGCTTCCTGCATATAGTCAAGGCGGGTCAAAGCGCAGTTGTTTTTCTGTGCAATGCCCGCCGTAGCGAATATGTCATTATCCAGTTTTCTTTTTGTGTCTGCCATGTTCACCACAAGGAACGTCAAGAGAAACATTCGCTCGTTGCGGCTCTGTAAGTCCTGCAAGAGATTTTTCGCTTCGCTGCCGAATGTGGCAAGGTCAGACGGGATTATATCCATGTCGTAGCCGCTGCGTACCGCTTTTTTCTGTTCCTCGATTTTCATTTTATCAAGGTCGGTGATCTTCCTCTTAATGGTCTTGATTGCTTCGGTCTGGTCGATACTGCGGATATGCAGATTTACCATAACGCCGTTTTCCAAGTCCAACACGTCAGATAAGATACGGTCGTTAAGTTCCGGTGCAAGGATTTCAAAGAACGATACCGCACCGATTTTCTGTCCCATGCGGAAATACCGTCCGTCACCGAAACGGAAAGAGGACGGGGCGATAAAGTCCTTTGTGGTAAGCCCGGACGGGATAAGCCAGTCCCAAGAAAAGCAAAACGGCTCGCCCTGTGGGTGGAAAATGCCATGCAGCACTTCCAAGCGTTCATAGCCTGTCATGGGGCGGGCAGACACGCCAAGCACCTTGAAGTTATTGAGTATGTCGGTTTCAATCCGGGCAAGGCGGGATTTTGCTGCGCTCATGCTGTCGGCTTCAATGGAAAATGTGATGTATTTTGCTTTCACAAGTCCGTTATTGCCCTTTGCAAGCTGATTTTTCAGCATATCCGAATACTCGGTACGAATAGAGTTAAAAGCGTCATTCTGTACCGGGATATGGATAGCGTTTTCTGCGTCGCTGCCGCGCCCGCCCTGATTGATGAAAGAGAGCTGCACCTGTACGCTTGCGTCAAAGTAGTTGAGAAAATCGCACCAGTTTTCAAAAATGGCGGTCTTGTCGTCTGCCTGTGCAAGCTGATAGTTGATGTCCTCAAAGGCAACGGTCTTGCTGTACCGCTTGCCGGAAACATGGCAGATACCGTCCGGGTACATCTGCACATAGGGAATGGTCTGCTGTGCGGTGTGGGGCTTTCCGTCGCCCTTTGCTTTCTGTATCACTTCCGCGATCTGTTTCTTTTCAGCACGGGTCAGCTTCCGTTTAGTCTTTCCTGCGGGGCGTTTTGCCTGCGTCTTTTTTTCGGTTGCCTTTTGCAATCGCTGATACCTCCTTTTCCAATTTTGCCTGCCGTTCGATAACGGCATAGAAATTCTGTGTCTGATAGGGGCGTTCCTTTGGTCGGGTGAATTTTGTATTGATGATGTTTCGTATCACCACTTCAAGGGGCTGCCCGTGTTTTTCATACATGGCAAAGAGAAAACACGGGAGCATTACCACAATCATCACCATAGCGGCAAGGCTCGTCCCTGCGCTGTCTTTGAGCAGGAAAAACAGCGGCAAGCCAAGAGCCAACGCCGCCGCAAAGAAAATGAGCTGCCGTTTGGTAAGATTGAACGCTACCTTTGTTTTTACCTTTGTTAGGTCTTTGGGTACGGGTACATACGCCAAGAAAAAACCTCCTTTCGTTAGTGTGCGTTGAAGATTGATTTTGCAAGTGCGCCGGTCTTAAACAGGGAGAAACAGAGGATAACGGTATAGGCGGCGATTGAAAAAATCGCACTGTGTAAGTTGTCCGCTACCGTCAGCGTGTTCACAAGCACCGCATAAATGCCGACACATATCATAATGAGGAAGCCTTGAAAACCAAGTGCGAACAGGGATTTTAGGTAGTTGTTTCCTATCTGTCCCCATTCCCGGTTTGTCATGGTCGCAAACGGGATAGGCGATACCGAACAGTAAAGGTAAATCTCTATCATTCTTCCGTAGAGGATAACGGTTATCAGCACGGACATGATTTTCATGCACAAGCTCACAAGGCTTGTTTCCATGACAAGCAAGAGAAGTTCGGGGATTTCCATAGCGTCAAGCCCGTCCTGCATGGACGACAGGGCGGCGGTCACGTCAATGTTCGTGTTACCGCCGATCACCCCTGCCGCACCGGAAACGACACGCTGTGCCACGTCAAATACCGCCATGGTAATATCAAAGGTGTGGGTGACAAGGTACACCGCCACCCACGCCTTGAAAAACCACTTAAAGAACATGAACGTGTCAACGTCGTGCATATTGTTCTTTTCCGTTACCATGCTGATAAGCTCCACGCATAGGACGTAGGTAATGACAAGCCCCGCAATGGGGATAATCACATTCTCCGATAAGGTCTGTATCATGGAAAATATGCTTGCGTTCCACCCTTGCGGGGTCTTGCCTACCTCGGTAGCTATCGTACCGACTTTTTCGTTTACGTCCCCGAACATAGTTGACAGATTACCGTTTATCGCTCCGATAAGGATTTCCTTTATCCATTCGTTAATCGCGTCAAGTATGCTCTGCATAAGCCTTTACCCGCTTATCTTAACCGAACAGCCCGGAAAGCAGCGGTACAAGGGTCGCACCGATGAGGGCAACACCACCGCCAGCCATGAGCTGTTTTATCCCCAATTAGGTGTAAAACTCTGCTCTATGGCGGGCGGCGGCGTACAAAAAATCTATATGGTATTTTTAAGAGAACCGTCCTGGCGGGACAGGTCAGGCAGTGACCTGTTCCACCTCCGGGATGGGTTTGAGATTAAAATGAATTTCGATAGAAATGTGTCTTGTTTTATCTTCGTCAATGCGCTCATGCACGACGATTTCTTTGATTAAGCGGTTGAGGGTGGCTGCGTCCAGCTCTGTGATGTTGGCGTATTCCTGAATGGCTTCCACCCATTGTTTTGCGTCATTGGCAAGCTGGACTTCATCGGACAGCCGCTTTCTGCCCTCGGACACTTTTGTTTTAAGCTCCGTCTGCTCGGTCTGTGTCTTTTCCAGCATGGTGTTGAAATTCTGCTCACTGATACGCCCTGCAATCATATCCTCATAAAGCCGCATGACCATTTTGTCCAGAACCTCAATCCGTTCCTCGTCCCTTGTAAGGGAGCGTTCCATTGCTTCCCGCTGTTCCCGCTGCTCGGCTTCACAGGTATTGGTCAGGCGGTCAGCAACCGCTTCCCCGTCCATCAGGGCAGCTCTGGCACATTCCCGGATTTTCCGCAGCACATGGCTGTAAAGGGTGTCATAGTCAATCCGGTGCTGGGTGCAGTGGTTCTTTCCAAAGGCATTGTAGGTCTTGCAGGAATAAATCTGCTGGGGATGTTTTGCGTTTGTGTAGCGTATCGTCAGCGACTTCCCACACTCGCCGCATTTTATCAGTCCGGCAAACAGGCTGATTTCATTGGTCTGCCCCGGACGCTGGCGGGATTTCAGCTTGTTCTGCACAATGTCAAAGCTCATGCGGTCAATCAGCGGTTCATGCTGTCCCTCCACCACAATCCAGTCCTCCGGCTTCTTTTCCCCAATCGTGCCGATTTTGAAACGGTAGTCCTTTTTCTGGGAAGCAATCGCCCCGGTGTAGACGGGATTCATCAAAAGGTCTTTGATAACGGAGAAGTCCCACATATACCGCCCGTTTTCCGGGTCTTTCTTTTCCCATTTGGTGCGGGTATTGCGAAGCCCCCGTTCCCGGTTCCACCATGTGGGGCAGGGGATTTTTTCTTCCTCCAGCCGTCTGCGGATATAGTTCGGACCATGACCGTTTAGGGCATATCCGAAAATCAGCCGCACAATCGGGGCGGTTTCCTCGTCAATGAGCAGATGGTTTTTGTCCTCCGGGTCTTTCCGATACCCAAACGGGGCAAGACACCCGGTAAACTGTCCTTTCTGCGCTTTCAGAAGATAAGAGGAATGGACTTTCTTGGAAATATCCTTGCTGTACATCTCGTTCAGGATATTCTTGAACGGGGCAATATCGTTGTTATCCCGCAGGGTGTCGATACCGTCATTCATGGCGATATAGCGGACACCGTTTCTTGGGAAAAAGTCCTCAATCAAATGCCCGGTTTGCAGATAGTTACGCCCCAGTCGGCTGAGGTCTTTCGTGATGACAAGGTTGATTTGCCTGCGCTCAATGGCTCTCAACATTCTCTGTAAATCAGGACGCTCCATATTAAGACCTGTGAAGCCATCGTCCTGATAGACTGCCACAACCTCCCATCCCTGCTTTTCGCAGTATTTTTCCAGCATATCACGCTGGTTTGCGATACTGGCACTTTCGCCTTGCAGGTCATCGTCCTTTGACAGTCT